GAAAAGTTTTTTAATCCATTATTTGGATCTGACGTAAGAGGAAGTCTTTTTGAGTTTGTTGATTTTGGTACTGCATCAGTAATCAGTGATCAAATTCAAACATCGATTGAAAATTTTGAACCAAGAGTTGATAATTTACAAGTCGAAGTCTTCCCAAGACCAGATCAAAATGAATTCGAAGTTACCGTAGTTTTTGATATTATCGGTCAAGAGTTTCCGACACAAGAATATTCGTTCCTATTAGAGGCAACCAGATAATATGCCTTTTACAAAATTTACAGATCTCGATTTCGATCAAATAAAAGAGTCCATTCGAAGTTATCTTCGTGCCAATTCTGACTTTTCAGGATTTGACTTTGAGGGCTCTAACTTTTCTGTATTGATCGATACTCTCGCATATAATACTTATATTACAGCATTTAACTCCAACATGGTTGTGAATGAGTCCTTCCTGGACTCTGCAACTCTCCGTGAGAACGTTGTATCACTTGCAAGAAACATTGGGTACGTACCAAAGTCAAGGACTGCTGCAAAGGCATCTGTGACCTTTACGATTAATGTAAGAAATACAACCACACCAACACTTGTATTGAAAAGAGGTCTTACTTGTGTTGGAAATACGAATGATACGTCATATACATTTTCAATTTTAGAGGATATTCAGTTACCAACTACAGTAACGGATATTACATTAAATGGTGTTCCCACTGCTCAAAGAACTGCTACATTTGAAAATATTGAAGTAAGTCAAGGAATATATCTTGAAAAACAATTTGTCGTTGATTCTTCTCTCGATCAAAGATTTATTCTCGACAATTCCTTTATCGATACATCAACGATTAAAGTATATGTAAAGAAAGAAAATGACTCTGGATTAGGTATAGAATATAATCAGATTGATAATATTACTGATGTAACTGGATCCTCATACATTTATCTGATTCAGGAGATTCAGGATGAAAAATATCAACTCTTGTTTGGTGATGGGTTGATTGGTAGAAAATTAGAAACGGGTGAAATTATTACAGTAAACTATTTGATTACGGATGGAAAAGAAGGTAATGGTGCCACAAACTTCTCTTTTTCTGGAAGAATAGTTGATAGTGATGGCAATCCTGTTTCACCACAACCATTTACTGTTACAACAACACAATCATCTCAGAATGGTTCAGAAATTGAAACTATAGATTCTATCAAGTATTTTGCCCCAAGAATTTATTCCTCACAGAATAGGGCAGTTACTGGACGTGATTATGAAACAATTATAAAAACGATTTATCCAGATACTGAATCAGTATCAGTTGTTGGTGGTGAAGAACTAGACCCTCCTGCCTTTGGTACGGTTCAAATTTCAATCAAACCAAAGAATGGATTCTTAGTATCCGACTTTAATAAATCGAGGATTTTATCAAAACTAAAACAGTATTCTATTTCTGGTATTAATCAAAAAATAGTCGATCTCAAAATATTATATGTTGAGGCAGATTCATTTGTTTATTATAATGACACTATGATATCGACCACAAATGATCTAAAAGCAAAAATATCCAACTCACTCACAAATTATTCACAATCGACAGATTTAAATAAGTTTGGCGGCAGATTTAGATACAGTAAAGTTCTCAGAACTATCGATAATACCGATACTGCTATAACATCAAATATTACAAGAATTAAGATAAGAAGAAACTTAGTAGCACTTTTGAATCAGTTTACACAATATGAGTTATGTTTTGGTAATCAATTCCATGTTTCTGATCAGGGTAAAAATATCAAATCGACTGGATTTAGAGTATCTGGAGAATCTGACATTGTTTATTTGACTGATGTTCCAAATGCAGATAAAAAAACAGGAATTTTATCAATTGTTAAGAACTTATCTGATGGTACTGTAAGGGTTATTGCTAAGTCCGCAGGAACAATTGACTATGTAAAAGGTGAAATAAATCTGGGAACAGTAAATATAGTTTCTACAGTGAAACCAAACAATGTTATTGAAATACAAGCTTTCCCAGAATCCAATGATGTAGTTGGTTTGAGGGATCTTTATCTCAATTTTGATATTTCAAAAACCAAAATAAATATGATTAAAGATGTTATTTCATCCGGTGATGAAATATCTGGAACTGTTTTCAACAGAGATTTTTACACATCAAGTTATTCAAACGGAAGTTTAATCAGAGAGTAGTATGATACAGACTGGGATTGAATCTAGAGTAAAGATTCAGGATATAATTTCCAATCAGTTACCAGAATTTGTCTTGGATGAAAGTCCAAAGGCAGTAGATTTTTTAAAGCAATATTATATTTCTCAGGAATATCAGGGTGGACCTGTTGATATTGTAGAAAATTTAGATGAATATTTAAAGGTAGATAACCTCACCCCAGACGTGGTTGTTGGTTTTACCACACTGTCATCTAATATTAGTATAGATGATACTACTATCACTGTTTCAAGTACAAAAGGATTTCCCAATCAGTATGGACTTTTAAAAATAGACAGTGAGATTATAACATATACTGGTATCACACCAAATACTTTTACTGGTTGTGTTCGTGGTTTTTCGGGTATTACCAGTTATCATGCAGATCTAAATGAGGAAGAGTTAGTATTCTCTACATCAACTGCAGCATCCCATAGTAGTGGTGCAAAAATACAGAACTTAAGTTCATTATTTTTAAAAGAATTTTATAAGAAATTAAAATTTACATATACTCCAGGATTTGAAGATAGAGTTTTTGATTCTAAAATCAACGTTGGAAACTTTATCAAAGAAGCGAGGTCTTTCTATGAATCAAAGGGAACAGACGATTCGTTTAGGATTTTATTCAATGTATTATATGGAGAGAACCCAAAGATTATTAATCTTGAAGAATATTTGATTAAGCCTTCTGATGCAGGGTTTATTAGGAGGGAAATATGTGTTGCTGAGGTTATTTCTGGCAATCCACTAAAAATAGTTGGCCAAACATTAACAAAAACAACAGATGATGTCACTAATGCATCGATATCTTCTGTTGAAGCATTTACAAGAAATCAAAAGCAATATTTTAAGATTGGATTATTTGTTGGATATGATGACAATAGTAGTGTTCAAGGAAATTTTGTAGTTACACCCAGTTCAAAAGTTTTAGAGAGTGTAAGTGTAGGATCATCAGTAATATCAGTAGATTCTACTATTGGATTTGGACAAACTGGAATATTATATTCTGGATCAAATATTATCACATACTCTGATAAAAGTATTAATCAGTTTTTAGGATGTTCTGGAGTTACTAGTGATATTACTGCTACTGATAATATTCATTCTAATGATACTTACTTTGCATATGAAGATGGTGATATCACAAAGAAAGTTGTTTTGAGACTTACTGGTGTTTTATCTGATTTTGTACAAAAGTCAAAAACAATTTCCGTCAGTGAAGGTGATATAATAACTGTTAAAAATGTTGGTACTTTAGTCAAAAATCCAGAACAAAATAAAACATATAAAGAAATTTTTGCAAATTCTTGGATTTACAACACTAGTTCTTCTGTCAGTATCGATTCTTTTGATGGGGCATTGGTTTCATTAAAAACATCAGTAGATAAATCTCAATTTAAAAAAGGAGATCTTGTAGAGTTTATAGATGAAACGACAAACACTGTTGTATTTCCAACAGAAATTTCAACTAAACCATATATTAGTGCCGATATACCTCCACAATCCAAATCATTATCTATAGGAAATTTAGATTCAAGTGAATTCAATCCGGTTTCAAGTAGAAGTTACAAGATAAGAAGAAAGATTAAAAAGGCAAACAGTGCATCTATCCCATTTAAATATGGAAATAATAGTATCATTTCTGATGTTCAGAATGTTTACTTGGATGGTAATGATTTTGCATATGTTGCATCAAATTCTTTACCTTCTTGGGGGAATGGATTTGACAACAATTATGCCTATCAGATAACGAAATCATTAAATTCAGCATCTATTTCTGCAAATTCTGGAAGTCTATCAGATTTAGATTCTACAACTGGTTTATACACCTCTATTTTATTTGATACCGATGTTCCCTTCATTAGTGGAGAAAGAGTCCAATACAAGGCATCTGGAACCCCTCTCAATGGACTACCTGAAGGTTCTTACTATGTTAAAGTTTTATCCAACCCCAGAAAGATAAAACTTTTTACTTCCAACTCATTTTTAGATTCCAATTCCAATGCCATTCAGTTTGAGTCTTTAACAACACCACTAGAAACACATAGTTTTGTTTTATATTCTCAAAAATCGAGGACGATAAATCCACAAAAAGTTTTAAAGAAATTTACTCTAAATCCAAATAATAAGATCGGGACTGGAGAAAAAACAATTCCAGGAACAACTGGGATGTTGATCAATGGTGTCGAAATTTCCAACTATAAAACTTTTGATAAGATTTATTATGGTCCTATTGAAAATGTAAATATTTTAAATGAAGGATCTGGTTTTGATGTAATCAATCCACCAAAAATAGTGGTTTCTGCAGGGTTGGGAACAACTGCATTGGTTCAACCAGTGATAAGTGGTTCTGTACAAGAAATTATTGTTGATAAGCAAGATTTTGATATCAAAGAAGTATTGTCAGTCAATGTTACTGGGGGAAATGGATCTGGTGGTTCTTTTGAACCAGTAACAGTTGTAAAGAGAAGAGAGATACTATTTGATGGTAGAGCAACTACTGAAGGTGGGGGAATAAGCACTACCACACCACAACTTACATTTTTAAGTAGTCATAACTTGACAAATGGTGAAGAAGTTACTTATAAAAATAATGGAAACGAAAATATCAGTATTGGTTTAGGAGTATCTGCATTAGTTGATAATAAGAATTATTTTGTGAAGATTGATAGTAATACTACTGTTAGATTGTTCAATACTTTTGATGATTATCAGTCCAATACAAATGTTATTTCTTTTGGAACTACTTCTTTGAGTGGAACTCATAAGTTTTTAACTGGAACACCAAAGAAAACTATTTCTGAGATAAAAGTTATTGACGGCGGAACATTCACAAATAGAAAACTTTTAGTAAAACCATCAGGAATTTCTACCTCACAAAGTTTGATCAATTTTGCTAATCATGGATTTTCTAGTGGTGAAATTGTAGAATATACATCAGTTGTTGGATTGGGATCGACACAACCACAAAATATTTCTGGATTGACTACAACCAATCAATATTATGTTCTAAAGAATAATAATGATTCGTTTAGAGTATGTGATGCTGGTATTGGGGGTACAAATATCACTAACTATGAAC